TGCCTGAGTTGCCATCATACGTGCGATATGATCTTCTAGATCAGCACCTTCAATGTTGTCTTCAAGAGATTCTGTTGAAAGCTCCCAATCTAGGCGAAGCTTCTTTGTTGTAAGAGAAATCTTGGAGAAGGTGACTGCAGCATTACCACTGTTTGTGTTATCTGCTTCAGAAGCAACCTTCATAAGTTTCTCACCTACGCCGATACGATCAATTTCAGTAGTGTCTGCTCTCATTCGAACAGTACGAGCTACCTTACCGATTACTGTCGCATCGAACATATAATCGAGGAATCGAGCAGATTGCTCTGGGTTCAACAAACCACCCTTGCCTTCGGAACCAACGTGGATACCTGAATCGGCACCAGCGGAACCAGTCATTGCTGTGGTTAATGTTGTATCAGCGGAAACTGCTTTTTGTAATAGTTCATTGCTCATTGTTTTTTGTTTCACCTACCTTCATTATTTAAGTAATTCATTAACGGAACCGAGGAAAGAACCGTTCCATTTTGATTTTTTTATTGTAATCTCCTGAGACCCGCCAAGGTCTGAGGACTTCTTGAATGCAGTCTCTGATTCGACTGCGTCTACTCTCTTTTCAACAGTTGCAATTGTATTCTTAATTGCATCTACTGCAGATGAGAGTGCTGTGTGTTGTTCTGCTAATTCTGAAATTCTAGCATCTACGCCTTTGCTGAAAGTTTCAACTGTCTCTTTGATAGCTGTAACTTGAGCTGCGTTTGCCTCAGAGGCTTTTTCCAAAGTCTCTGAGAAGAAACCCTTTAGGTCACCAAGCATCTTTGCAAAATCAGGTTCTTCAACCTCAACTTCTGATACGTCGGCTGCTTTTTCCAGAACTTCGGCAGAAGTTTCTTCTGATGTTGCTTCAGTGTTTTCAACTTCATCAGACTTTTTAACTTCATCAGATGATGGAGCAGCTGGAGTTGCTTCTACAACTGGAGCTGCAGGCGCTTCTGCTTTTACAACAGGAGCTGCTGCCTTTGGCTCATCTTTCTTTGGAGCCTCAGGAGCACGTAACTTTTCAACAGTGTCTTCTACGACTTCTGTATTTTCTACGTTTTCCACTTCATTACCTCCTTCTGCGTTTGCCTGTTTTGCAATTTGTGTATCAGGCAACGTTTTTAATCTTGATTTATGAGAATCAAGAATCTTATCTATTTCCTTTGATTTGTTAATATCGTTTGACTCTACCCATCCAATGAGTTCTGTCTTCTTTCCAGTAACTGGAGAAATATATTCTGCCTCTGTTGACATAAACACAGAATCACTTTCTGCACAATAAAAAATATTTTCCATTTTTACATCTGCAGCAATTCCTTTAAATATCATTTGGCCATTTACCTTTTCAATAGACAAAATATTGCAAAGCTCATTTGCTGGAGAGTCTACTATTGATAATTCAACTAAAGAATAATCTTTAATAAATCTAACGCTTTGTCCTGTAGACTTGTTAACCTCTGTGTCTGAATCTATAATCTTTCCGCCAATTGAAAATCCTGTTAATGTTCCATCAAGAACTTTTTCCCAGGTATCCTGTGCGCCTTTTGAAATGTATGCGTCAACATATACTCCGTTATAAAACTCTTTTGTTTTTGGATCGTAATATGTTTCTGGTCTAAATGATGCAACCTTACCGACAGCTAAAGGCTGATGCATTTCTCTTAGATTTCCACGAAAACCTTCGAAAGCTTTCATGCTCGCTTCCTGCGTAACAACATCACCAGTCTGATCTAGGTTGTCTAATGTAGCAAAACCTGAGACTGTTCTTTTTTCTCTGTTGACCTTCGTAAACGGAACTGATAAATTAATAACATTTCCGTTAGAAGACCAATGGGATTTTTCAATGGTCATATGTGTATATTATAGATTTCTATATATCAAAAGGCAAATAACAGTTGAGTAAGACTACTCGACTTGTCTGCCGTCGCCTTTTGCATTTCGGCCTTCCCCAGAGGTATCTGGAGAATTTGCAGATCTTTCTTGGTCCCTAGTTCTGGTTTGCATTGCCTGAGCCTTTGCTTCTGCTGCCTGGGCTTGAAGATCTACGACCTCATCGCCACCTTCTCTAGGAACTAATCCCATTCTAATTCTAACCTCATTTGGTGTAATTACCTGGAATCTTAAATATCTTTCATCAATTTTTGACTGAGTATCATCATCATTAAGGGCCAACTGATTAAATTTAATTGTTAAAGCGTCTGTCTTTTCTTCAATAATCTTATTTAATTTCTTTTCTAAATTAGCCTGGGCAGGGCCACAAACCTGCTCCCTGAATGTTTTATCTGCGTCTCTAGCGACTGCTAAATTAACTCCAGCAGGGGTTCCTATTTTATTTATAGGAACTCTATGAGAAATTAATATTTCGTCCCTATTTGAAATTCTGTAAGTATTAAATGACCCATCTTGAACTCCAGATTCAATTGGCTCCATTTTAAATTCAGTTTTTGAATCAGCAGAGTCTGGGGGCAAAGGAATATAAAGAGATCTATGATTTTTACCTCTTAAGCCTACCTGGAAAAACTCTAAAAGTTTTCTTTCTGATTCACCCGAAAGCTTTGCGCCCTTGACTGTAATAAGATATCTTGGCACCGCCTTGTTTTCAAAATAATCTAGGTTGTACTTTCCAGCAAATTCATTTCCAGCCATTGCGTTTTGAGATGCAATAATGTCTGGTATTCCATAATAATTATTTGTTGGAGTGTACTTCTTTAAATGAATAATTTCATTAGGGCGATCTGTTGCACTTGTAATTGGATTAGGAGTCTCTTGATCTCCAAAGTTCCTAAAAAACACTGCCTTTCCATATAGCAACTGCATATATCCATCACGCAATCTTCTTACACGCATTGTTTTAGCAGGTATATGTCCAATATATCCTATATCGCCTCTTGTTGTTCTTCCAATCTCGATGTATCCATTTCCTGTAGATTCTAAATCTGTATACACCTTAATAAGAGTTTCAGTAAATGTTTCTTCTTCGTTTACTGACTCAAGCCACTCATTTAAATCTTGTCTAATTCTATTTAGCTTTTTTCTAGCTCTTGCAAGCTGCTTTTCATCTTCTATGTTGTCTAACGCATCATTTGCTCTTTTTGATTCTACAAACTGATAACCAAGTCCAACGATGTTGGACACCTTTGCATTTATGGCAGCGTAGTTGTATGGAGAAATTTCATAAATTCTTGAAAGATATTCTAGGTTATATGGTGGCTCGATCAAGTCAAACATAGCATAGCCAGTTACTGCTTGCTGTAATAGATTTTGCTGAGTAGCAGTTCCATCCACACCTACAAATCTTTTTTGCAGGTCACGATTCATCTTTCTTCTGAATGTAGGTCCTAATCCAGATATCTTAGATATGTCTTCGCCCTCCACCTTAAATGGATCATTGCTGATGGTGTTCTTTGGGCTATTGTACTTAACCCAATCAGCCGCATTAGAAATTTCTATTTCGCTGATCGAGTTTTCTTCATCATCAATAAACTCCATTATTTTCCACCCTTTAACTTTTTCATTTCATCCTTATAGTTTCCTATATCCAACGGATCTGGAGTAAGTCCCCATTTTAATCTTTGTTTTTGATACTCAAACTCTTCGTCGTCAATTTTTCTACTGCCTTCTAAAAACTTAGGCTTTCCTTCTTCAATTCCATAATGTCTTACTGCTTTAGCCAGCATTTCAATCTTTTGTCTATTATCTTTACGTGATGCTACCGACAAGAAGTTTCCCTCATCGTCTCCGATCCAGCGTCCGTCTGGCATCTCCCAGACATAAACACCAATTGTGGTTTCGCCTTCTTTGACCTTATAGCTAGTTTTGATATCCATATACACATCATTTTACCACTAATGACAGCCTAAGTCCAGCCTTTTGTCACACAAAATGACGCTGAGCTAATTTGATATACGTACCCAGTCTGGAGAATATGTGTACACATCTAGTTCTGTCATGGTGATGTCCGAATCCTCTACTATTAAAGAGTTATTGCCCATATAAAGTTGATAGTTTTTTATTG